AAACACAAATAAAGTATTAGTGTATTGTGGTAGAGGATCAGGGGTGTAATCTCCACAATAACTGCCTGTCAGGTTAAAGTGCAAACAACCGTTGGTAGCCATTCTCGCTTGGGTATAGTCATTACCATAAAAGGTAAAGGTAAAACCTAAATCAAAGGCTCCAGAAACTGAATCATCATTTGAGCCTAGTCCTGTAGAGCCTGCTGAATTGGTTTGTAGATCATATAAGTCTTGGTTAGCTTCATAGATATAATCAGCTTTAAGTTGATTAATACCTAACGCAAAAATACCAGCTAAAATTAAACTGGCTGCAAAACACCAAGTCAATCCTTTATCTTCAGATTTAATTCGTGGCGTTTTTATTCCATTCATTTACGCAATCCCACCTACTTCTCCTAAGACCATCTAAGTCTCCTTGAACGTGCTTAGTGTCTTTACACGCTTTAATAAACTGTTTTCTTTTCATCTTGTAATCAGGTCTGTCAGTTCTGTTTTCTTTCCACCCTGCTGATGCTTCTTTACCTATTTTACCCATATATGGACAAGGCGTGCCTGCCATTTCCATAGCCTGGAATACTCTTTCGTCTTGGCAAAGAATTGATACCGCAGCTACTTTCATCCCCATATCATAAATGTACTTACTTAGCTTTAATCGTTCACAATTTTCATCTCTTATAGTTCTACCCCCCGATATACCAAATACTTGCCCCTGAAACGCCCCAGAACGTCCTGTAGTACACAAATCTTGTGAATAGGACATGATACTAGGGGCTATAGCAGAAGCAGGAGGAGCCTTGCTAGTTATCTCTTGCTTGATCGTTTGCGTAGTATTGGATTCATTGATGTTCCTGTTGGTGTTATCAGACTTACTGTTATTTTCATTCCTATTAGTGTTATCAGTTTTTACATTAGAGTCAGATGTAGATTGATTCACATTGGTATTGGTATTTGTGTTGTCTGAAGTGCTAGTGCTATTAGATGTGTTGTTGTTTGTATTCACATTGGTATTGCTAGAAGTTGAATTATTGGTATTGGTGTTATTCGTGGTACTCGTATTATTTGAATTAACTGTACTGTTAACTGTGCTATTACTGGTGTTGGTGTTCACGTTGGTATTGGTCGCTGTCGAATTATTCGTGTTCGTATTATTAGCAGTCGTTGTGTTGTTGTTCGTATTGGTTGCGGTACTGGTATTTACGTTGGTGTTATTACTCGTATTGCTATTGACGTTGGTATTAGCGTTGGTATTCGTTGCAGTCGTTGTCGTTGTGTTCGTGTTTACATTGGTATTGGCATTCGTGTTATTTGCTGTGCTAGTTGTTGTCGTTGTATTGGTGTTCGTGTTGGTGTTCGTGTTGGTATTAACATTGGTATTATTTGTGGTCGTATTATTCGTGGTATCTAACGAGTTTTGCTCACAAAATTCAGTACCAGCAGTACAGTCAGGGTTTTCAGGTTCGTTTTCTGCTGAACTTAATGCAACTGAGCCTAGTAACCCTATAAAGAGTAAGACTGCTATAAAGGTTACTTTTTGTTTCATTTCTTATCTTCACCTTTAAAGCTCTTAGAGCTACCTGACGTTCCTGCGTAGAGTCCAAACCAGGCAGCCCCTGCGCCTACTACTATGGAAATTAAACCAGACTGTTCAAATGAGGGTTCTGGCAACTCCATGAACCACATCACCGTGTAATAAAGTAAAAAGATATAGACGGTTAAAAAAGCTCTAGGGAATATGCGCCAACTATCGACAGCTTGGGCTAAAAAGATCCATTTTTGATGTGGATTCTTAGTGCCTTCATCTTCCAGTTCTCTTATTCTATCTTTTAATGTAGATTGTTCTTGAAGTAATTCCATGAATTTACTAAGGTCAATTTCGACCTCATTTCTGTCCATGTCTCCGCCAAATCTACCTCTATCATCACTCATTATTTTCTCCTTTTAGTAGGTTCTTCCTCTTCCTCTTCTTTATCGTATTCCCGATAAAATCTAATTATTCCCAATATTTCTTTTATATACCTAGTAATATCCGCCATATCCATACTCAAATGTTCGTACTCTTTACTGGACAATGAATAAAACGCTCTTTTCGGTGCTTCCCCTTTTTTTAAATTATCTAAGTACAGTTGCATACTGTCGGGGGTTAATATCTCCCAGTCTACAGGATCCATCTGCACCTCCATAGGTAAGGGCGGGTGGTACATGGGTTGTTGTTTAGCGATAGTGGTTACAGAAACAGGTTTCGCTTTAGGCTGTATCATGGAACAACCCGAAGCTATTAAAGCCAGACTAAGTATTATCGCTAACTTCTTCATCAAACTGGTTTGGATCGGTTAATTTTTCTAAATTTTCTAATACTCGTTTAGAAGCTTTATTAATCTTACTTTGCATTAGTTCTGGTTTTGCTAAAGTTAATTCATCTAAGTCGTGTCTGGCAAATGTTTTTCTTAGTTTATTAACATCACGCATCGCTTCCTGTTTTTCTTTTTCTAAAGAAGCCATAAGGGTTTGAGCCTTTTTTTGATTGTTTAGTGCAGCTTCTATGGCATCATTTTGTTCTTGTATTTTAGTTTCAAGAATAATTTGATTACCTTTTAACGTACCTATGTCGTCTTGTAGTCTATCTATATACCACGCTGATCCCGCTACCGTTGATAATAGTAACACACCCATGATCAAAGCTAATTTCATTTAGGCTCCACGGGAACAAATAACCCCTTCTCTATTAGTATTTGCCGATTTACTAGATGTGCTTCCTTTACTAAGGCTTTATTTTCAGCGTTGTATTTTACCGCGTAACACTCTTTTATCATGAGCTCATTAATATTGCGTAAACTGCCCTTTTCGAACTCCGCCCAAACTTCCGCTATTACTCGCCCAAACTTTCCTTTAGAGTCTTTTATTTTAGTTTTTAAGACAATCTTTTTCCCTTTAATACTTTCTTTAAGAAAGGCTTTACTAAGTTTTCCACGTGCTTTTTCATCTTTGTCTCGCGTACGGCTTTCAGGGGTATCAATACCAGCCATCCTAACACGAACAGCATGATGAACATCGAAGCCAAGATCAAGAATAACATCCATAGTGTCACCGTCCACCACTCTTTTAACTTTGCATTTATATTCGTACATCTAGTCATCTCCTCTTAGTACCCTGTCTCTTAGTCGTACGGCTCTGTCCCCCACTTGACCAGACCATTTAGAATCCATCATTTCAACAGCAGCCCGTTCCCAATCAGAAACTTGCATAGCCTGAATAAAGTTTTTAAATTTACTAAGACGCGGATGACCTAAATTAAAACACATATTGGCTACTACTCGCTGACGATTATCACTTAGATTCCTCCACCAAGGCTCTTTCATGTCCAATTCTTCACAAACAATTTTTATATCATTATCTAAGCATTCTTTGACTCTGTCCTCAGAAACAGGAGTTCCTATTATCTTTCCATACTCTTCATCTTTTTCCGTTATTAAATGCCCTACTCCCATGGTCGGATAACCGAGATGATCTAAATAAATCTCATACTTATAACCCTCGTCCATAATAAGCTCTTTCATTAATTTATCTATGTTCATAGGATAAGTACCTCCGTTGCCCCGTTGGTAGAAACGCTTAATTTGCCTAAACCACTTACTCCCTCGACCCCTCTTTCCGTTCCCGCATAAATATCTACCCATGTTGCCCCTGTCCACACTTGCAATTGACTGGTGGATAAATTCCAAATAACATCGCCTGCTTGAAATTTATTAATGTTTCGTTGAGATTCATTAACAGAAAGGGTGGAATCTATATCTACTCTATTTAAACTAAGCTCTAATACTCTGACCAAACGGTTAAAGGTCTCAGGCGAAAGTTCTCCTATCGCAACGGGTAGCTTAGTTTCTAATAATTTAGCCATTAGCGTCTGCCAGTGGGACGTAAATCCATACGCATTGCCCCTACCCTAAACCCTACTCCTAGTCTAGTTCCTGAGGAACCGTCATCGTCAGATTCTATGCGTAATGCTGCCTGCCGTGCACGTAACCGTGTGTTAATTTGGGTGGTAGTAGCGGTACAGGTATTAGTAGAAGAAGTGGAAAGACTTTCCCCTGGGAAATTTCTCTTTTTTAAAACAATATTAATCGTTTGACCCGAACCTCCATTCCCTGTAAATTTAATATCGGGAATAATACGTCGTATTTGTTGAAATTCTTCCCCTGCAGGGTCTATATCAAAATCACTGGATTGAATATACACGTTATCCATGGGAGAACCGTCGGCGTCGTTTCCTGTTTCATGGTTATATAAATACCCCACCTCAGCCGTGGTGTACGTTCCCATAGGGTTATTAAAAATTCCCTCATCTATCCAGGCGGTACGAGTTAATTGCCCAATACTCCAAACTTGTTCATCGTAATTAAAAACCGCATAGCGATCAATTACCGTTTCTCCCTCGGAACAATAAAACCAACCTACTTCATCAAACTCTTTATTTAAAAACCCAAAGATTTGAAACGATTGTCCTTCGGCTAAGTCGCTAAACACATAATTCTGTACACTACAGGGAACGTCATTAATTTGTCCCGTGTAGTTATAAAACCCTTTTTTGTCCATCCAAAACACCCCTTTGGGTGTATTAATAGCAGCATTTGGACCAATTAGACCCACTCCTTCATTAACTAAATTAGTCGCAAAAGTAAAGGGCTGACCTACAAATGTCATAGAATACATAGAAGTATCGGTCCAAACCAATGTTTCCTGTCTTGCTCGTATCGCTCCTATAATAGAAGAACCTGCCGAAAGCCTAAAAGAACCTGCAGTATTAGTAGATTTAGGTTCCCATTCTGCTGCGTTTTCCTGATCACTCCACGCAATAAACATAGGGTCTAAAGAACCTGTTCGTGAACTCCCTGAAATGGGATCCGCCCCAAAACAAACGACGTGCCTATCAATATCACTGACTAAAGTAACTAAGGCTTTAGTCGGGGCTAAATTAGCCCCAGAGAGGGCACTTAAAGCTACTGCCCTATCCGTGCCTAATGAATCCGCACTGGTGTCCCAATAATAAATACCACCTGCTCTTACGTTCATTATTAAGTCTTCACCAAAATTATCGTGCGACCACAGACGTAAATTATTAGTATCACTTAACGCACTTATGCTACCAAAAGTGCCTGCTCCCCAAAGACCTGCTCCCCACCCACTAGATTCTACATAAACGTCTAATCCGACATTAATTTGATACGCACCAACAACAGAACCTCCACCGCTGCCACTGTCACTGCTGTTAGCCGTCACTTCATCTCCATCGGTATCTTTGGCTTCTATAGTGTAACTATTTGCATTAACAATAGTGGCTATTTGATATTCCTGGTTCAATACAGTAGCAGTGATAAGACCGCCTAAAGTAGCTGCACCACTAAAGGTCACAAAATCATTTTCTACGGCTCCGTGAGAAGCATCAGTAACAGTAAGGGTAGCGTCCCCATTACTCGCAGAAAAAGTAACATCCCCTGCGGAAGTAGTAGCTCGAATTGGAGTTATATCATTAAAAACATCCCCCTGTTGAATGTAATATTTCCAGGTGGTGCCTAAACCTAAATACTTAGTTAAACTTAAATTAACCCATGCGTGTAATGCTCTACCCGTGGATTGAAAAGTATTGAGAGTGTTTTTAGCCCAACCCCCAATTTTTTCGGGTAGATTTTTACGGAAACGAACTAAGTTCGCATCAAACCAACCCCCTTCATTGGAGTAGTCAGTTCCTTCACGATCTATTCCAGGTCGAAAAATAAACTTTTGTAAGGGCATTGTTTTAAAGTAATTTATCTATCCCCAAAGAAGCAGCAATTAATCCATAAAGCCCCCAAAGAATTAACTCAAGTCGTTTAAACTTTTCTGAACCTTCTTCTAGTCTTTTTTCTATATGCTCGTAGCGAATAGCACATTCTTTTTCATGTGCCTCTACTTTTATAAATGCTTCTTCGGCGGTAGCCATTTATTTCTTTTTTGGCTTATCTTTGGCTTTACCAATATTTAACGCACACACATCGATGATTTTGTATAGTTTTCCTATCAATTTATCATCTTTAGGTGTGGGTGTAATAGCAGCAATTGCTGATGCAATAAACACTATTGCACTTATTATCAATCCAATCATTATTAACATAATTTTACCTCTTTATTTTGTTAAACTTTATCTTCACCATTTTCTTTGGATTCTTCTTTAACTTCTAGCGTACTTTGGTACATTGTTAAAGCCGTTACTCTAATATCCAACTGATACTGTAAGGAAGTCATTTGTTCCTGTAAGTTCTGTATTTCCTGTTGTAAGTTATCTACATACGCCAATTTAGTAGTTATTAAAGGGTTTACTTCTTCTTCCTTTTCCCAATGTTGATATTCTTCTTTTACTTCTTCTGTCATTGTTTTTCCTGTATGTCCCAGCAATTCAAATTCGCTGCGACTGTTCTTCTCTCACCCTCTCCGAAGAAAGGATATACCATGTGCTGTAAGCCTGATGGGAACATATACTGTACTCCTATTTCTGGCTTAACCACGCAACTTTGTGGCGGAAACAGCCTGTCTGTATCTATTAGACTGTTTCTGCCGTAGCTAAAAGCTAAACAGCCGTCACTGTGTCCTGAATCATTATATAAGCTGTACTCAGGCGTTCCCGATGTCGGTTGGTCTAATACCTGTTGCGGTACTTTAGTCCATGTAGTTGTAGAAATACCCATAATAGTCTTAGTGCCGTGATCGTGAATGGGATTGTAGTCTCCCTCAAAACTATGCACCGACCAGAGTTCGTCTAAAGCTATTTGTTTATTGTGCTTAAACATAATCCCTGTGGACTGGCTAAAATGATTGATATAGGTTGCTCCTAAATCACACAAATACGCTACATAAGGCTGAATACGCTCATCATCAGTAGGGGGAATATTAAGCTGTTGTCCCTGATGGATTTGTCCCACCAAAGTTTTAGCTAAAGATTCTCTCTCCTCATCTTCCAATAATTCATCTAGATAATCGTTTAAACCATCTACTAACTTATCAGGTATTTTAGCCTTCAGCATAAACAAAGCTGGCATCGTATAGATGTCAACTTCGCCTTGACCATCTGCCCTTTCGTAAGCCATGCTTAACTAGGGATAACGTAATCTGGGTCAGGTACTGGATCGTCAGGGGGATTAGTAATTACGCTGTCGTACTGACTCGCAAATACAATGTCCCAATGTGACGTAGGGCATAAAGCCTTCAATTCAGCTAAAGTCCAACTGCCTTCCGCTTTGGGCGTGAAGTTAGTAGCACCTGTTACTGGATCAGTTGCCTCAACAGTTGTACTAAACTCACTTTCATAGTAAGTTGAAGGACTTGCACTTTTACTGCCTTGATTATACTTCATGCCTAAATCCCACTTTTGCACCTTACTACTCTTGTTGTAGGGTATCGCTGTGATTAAGGTTTTAGTTACTGCCATTTTTTACTCCTTATTATTAAGTTGTTTTTCTAATTCTTCGACTTTTGCCGAGAGTTCTTGTATTGCTTTGGTTAGCATAGGAACTAATTTGGAATATTTAATTCCATACATCATGCCATCATCGCTTAAATGTGTTATTAAATTAGTCTTATCAGACTGCTGATAACCATACTGGTTTTCTATAACTTCAACATCCTGTGCTAAAAAACCACCTTCCAGTTGTTCTTCCTTATGTGTTCCGTCAGGAGTTATATCTTGATCTTTACTATAGCTACTACGCTTATCCCAACGATAAGTAACTGGTTCTAGTTTGTTAATAAAGTCTAGTCCTAAGTCTAAAGGACTGACATCGGTTTTATCTCGTTTATCAGAAGCAATAGTCCAATCAACCTGAATATTAGCAGAAGAAATACTTGCATTACCTATACATACTGTATTGCTTCCAGTAAGTGTTCCACCCGGAGTACCAGAGTTACCAGCGTCATAGCCAATACCTATGTTGTTTGATCCTGTAGAAAGACCATTTAAAGGATTCCTACCAATTCCCGTATTATTGCTTCCTGTGGTAATTGCATCTCCCGCATAACCACCAACAAAAACATTATCATCACCAGTTGTAACGGAATCTAAAGAATTTCTACCCACAGCAACATTTCTATCTCCTGTTGTGTTTGCTGTTAAAGCATTGTAACCAACTGCTGTATTGTTCGGTCCTGTCGTATTACTATATAAAGCACCATATCCAACGGCTGTGTTACTTGCACCTGTCGAGTTTGTATTTAAACATATATAACCAACGGCTGTATTATCAGAAGCTGTGGTGTTTGCTGCTAAAGCACTTCTGCCAAAGGCTGTGTTATTGTTACCTGTCGAATTTGTTGTTAAAGCAATCCAACCAACTGCTGTGTTATATTGACCTGTGGTGTTTGTTGTTAAAGCATCTTTACCAACTGCTGTATTACCAGCACCTGTCGTGTTTGTTGCTAAAGAATTTGCACCAAGAGCAGTATTAGTTGTTCCAGATGTGTTTGCTCCTAAAGCAAAATAACCAACTGCTGTATTACTTGAAACTGTTGTTTGAGCGTCTAATGCTTTACCACCAATAGCTACATTCTCTTCCCCTGTCGTTAGTGCTGCACCAGCTTCTCTTCCTATACAAATATTATAACCACCTGTAGTAATGGAATCTCCAGATTCTGGACCAAGACAGACATTATAACTTCCTGTGGTAATGGCAGTTCCAGCAGAAGCACCTACAGCAACATTTTTAGCACCTGTTGTATTAGCTTTTAATGCTTCTGATCCAAATGCTGTGTTAGCTGCACCTGTCGTATTTGCTGTTAAAGCATAAGCACCCACTGCTGTGTTGTCTGATGCTGTCGTGTTTGCTACCAAAGCATTCCTACCAAGTCCTGTATTAGAAGCACCTGTAGTATTTACCATTAACGCATAAGCACCAAGACCAACATTAGCTGTGCCTGTAGTGTTTTCTCGCATAGCACCATTACCAACAGCAGTATTATCAGCTACAGCACTATCTTCTAAAGCACGATAGCCTATGGCAACATTTCCATCTACTGTAGTTACTGTTTTTAAAGCATCAGCTCCTATAGCAAGATTCTCTGTACCTGTGGTATTAGCTAATAAAGCTGAACTTCCTATAGCAATATTGTTACTCGCAGTAGTATTCGCTGTTAAAGCATTATAGCCAATAGCAGTGTTGTCTGCCCCTGTACTGTTTGCTCCTAAAGCATCTAAACCAACGGCTGTGTTGTTGTCTGCTGTTGTAGTAGCATCTAAGGCACTTTTACCTACTGCCGTATTTCCAGCACCTGTTGTGATTGCAGTTCCAGCTAGATAACCAACTAAAACATTATTTGCTCCTGTAGTTACTGCTGCACCAGAACTTGAGCCTACTGCTGTATTATATGATGATGTAGTTGCTACCTCTAATGCCTGTTTACCCAGTGCTGTATTATGATCCCCAGTTGTGGCAGTTTTAAAAGAATCAGCTCCTACTGCGGTATTAGAAGCACCAGTAGTAACTGCTAATCCAGAAATATCTCCGACAAAAGTGTTATTAGAACCTGTGGTTATAGCAGTTCCTGCTGTATAGCCTATTGCTGTGTTGTCTGTTCCAGAACTATTGGCTGCTAAAGCTGATGTTCCTACTGCGGTATTATCAGCAGCCGTTGTGGCTACTAATAAGGCTCCTGAACCAATAGCTACGTTATTGCCGCCTGTGGTTAAAGCACCACCAGCATTATCACCAATTAAAGTATTATCTGAGCCAGTGGTGACAGCATCACCTGCCGAGTCACCAACCGCTACATTATCTGTTCCAGAAGAATTAGCGGTTAAAGCCGAAGTTCCTACCGCAACATTGTTGCTGGCAGTTGTTGCTACCAATAAAGCACCTGATCCAATAGCCACATTAGAATCACCTGTGGTTAAAGCACCCCCAGCATTATCACCTACTGCGGTGTTGTCAGAACCAGTAGTGACCGCATCCAGTGACGCTTCCCCTATCGCTACGTTGTCCGTACCTGTGGTGAGGGCTGTGCCTAAATTACCGCTACCGAGTCCTACGTTGCCTGTGCCACCTGTTAAATCTAAAACGTCAGTAATTGCAGCACCCGATCCTGCTCCGTCAGCCACCACCATTTTAATACCGCCATTCGGTATTACGACATTGGCTCCTGTGCCTTGGGTAAGGCTAACTGCGTAACCAGCAGAGTTCTGGATTATCCAGACTTTACTAACTGTGTTGGGAGCTAAAGTAACTGTATTGAGTGCGGTAATAGATCCCGTTAAGGTCAATACCATACTTCTTGCTTCCGAATCCGTTTCTGTGCCATCAGGTATAGTAATCGTGTGGGAAGTTCCCGTGATCCCTGTTGACGCACTACCGAAAGCATCCGCTATAAGCGTTAAATTCGTATTTGTCGTTGTGCCCCATGTTCCGCTACCGTCACCAGTAGCCATTTCATCGAGTCTTAGATTATTTACATATGTGCTTGCCATAATTTTTCTCCGCTATGATTATACTATGATTTCCATAATTATTAAGCAACTTCTTTCCAATCAGGAGTTTGTGAATCCGAAACTTCGCTCCAACTCGGGCTTTGTGAGTCAGTAACTCCCGTCCAATCGGGCGTTTGTCCTGGTTGTATTTCGCCCCAAACCGTAAGGGTGCTAACTGCTCCTGTGCCATAAACTCCTGTAATTGCAATAGTTACGTGGGTTGTAACCGTTAAACTACCAAGACCACTGGTCATGGCGTCTTGCGTAACTGATATTACATTATTAGTTACTAGACTTAAAGTTCCTAAAGCAGAAGTTCCTGCTAATCCTGTAGGATAAACATTAGCGTCCCCAGTTACCGTTTCATCGCCTTGTGCTACTGTAGAAGCAGTACCACTAACTCCTACCAGAGCAACTCCATTAGCTACAACCGTACCTACGGCACCTGTTCCTGCTACTCCTGTTTCTGCTACATTAGCT